CGGCTCAACCCTAACAACTGCGTAAGCGGGTGTTAGATCAGCTAACTCCCCGTCACATAGTGTGACGGGTCACTGCCAAAACAGGAGAATTTACCTATGGCAATGACTCTGCTTGAGGCCTCCAAGCTCAATTCTGGCGAGGTCGTTCGTAATGGCGTGATCGAGATGTTCGCGCGCAACTCTGACGTTCTCGGCGCGCTGCCGTTCATGGACGTTCAGGGTGGTTCGTATGCCTACACGCAGGAAGGCTCGCTCCCCGGCGTTGCGTTCCGTGGCGTTAACGAGGCCTACGACGAGAGCGTCGGCGTTCTCAATCCGCAGGTTGAAGTTCTGCGTATCGCTGGTGGCGATCTTGACGTGGACAAGGCCATCCTCGCCATGCACGGCGAAGGTGTCCGCACCACTCACGAAGCCGCCAAGGTGAAGGCTCTGTCCCTCTACCTCACGAAGAAGATCATCAAGGGTGACTCCACCGTTGATGTTCGTGAGTTCGACGGCTTGCAGAACCGCATCACCGGCTCGCAGAAGATCGCTAACGGCTCGACCGATGGTGGCGACGTGCTCTCGATGGCGAAGTTGGACGAGGCTATTGACGCCGTGGACAACCCGACCCATCTGATCATGTCCAAGGCTATGCGCCGCGTCATCACTGCTGCCGCTCGCGACATCAACGTAGGTGGCTACATCAGCTACACGACCGACGCGTTTGGCCGTAAAATCACCAACTACAACGACCTCCCGATCCTCATCGCGGACTACGACGACACGGGCGACCGTATCCTCGACTTCGATGAGTTGGGCTTCACGGGTTCTACCGCTACGGCTACGTCGATCTACGTCGTGTCGTTCGGTGAGAACATGCTGACTGGATTGCAGAACGGCATCATGCAGGTCGCTGACCTGGGTGAACTGGATAGCAAGCCTGTCAAGCGTACTCGCGTTGAGTGGTACGTCGGCCTCGCCGCTCTGCACGGTCGCTGTGCGGCCCGCCTGTACGGCATCAAGTCGGGCGCTGCTACGGACTAATCCGGAGCACTACCCACCTACAACTAACCGCCACACAGGAGAAACCACAATGGCTGTTAATGCAAGTAAGGTGAACATGCAGTATGACGTGGATGCTGCTGTCCTCCTCCGTGACATCGCTGATGGCGCGGAAACCTCGACTGCCACGGAAACGGCTATCTCGCTCTCCGAGCTTGATACCGCCTACTGGCACGGGAACGAAATTCCGCACGGCGTGTTTGAGATTGGCGTCCATGTTTCGGCGCTCAACCTCTCGACCAACACCTACGCGATTTCGCTTCTCGTTGACGACGCATCGGGCCTCAATGACAGCCCGGTCACTATCGCGTCGTACAACATCACGGCGACCGGCTTCTACAAGTTCCTTGTGGACAGCAAGTCGATCCCCGGCCTCGACGCCGACTCGTCCGGCACGGACAAGTGGATCGGTATCCGCGTCACCATCGGCGGCACCCCCAACTCCCCGTCCATCACCTACGGTGCGTGGATCGGCAAGAGTATCGCAGCCTAAGTCTGCTGCACGAACAAAGAGTGAGGGGCCTAGTGCCCCTCATTTCTTAACAGCATACTCATATCAACAAGCCAGGAGCCAGTGATGGCAGTTACACCCGACAATCCGCTTGGAATGGGTCCATCCGCCAAACTTGGTGAGAAGCCTACTCCCGATTTTCGCCGCCCCAAACGGCCCGATAAAGCTATCGTCATTGTGTGGGACGCGGAAGGCACGCCACACAACATCGCGCGCGGCAATCTTCATGACGCGCTGAGCCGCCCCGGCTGGTCTATCCGCAGTCCTGCTGCGAAGCAACTTGCTGCCGAAAACCAGGCGTCCGAAGACGATAATACTGAGCCCGATCAAGGCTCTAGCCCTGAACAGACTGAACTTGATACGGCAATGGACGCGCTCAACGAATTGCGTATCGAGGCCGAAGCGCTTGGAGTAACAGTCGATCAGCGCTGGGGCAAGAAGCGCCTTGCCGCTGAAATTGAGAAGGCAAAAGCTGTATCCGACGCGGAATGAGCACCTGCACAATAATCTGTAAACCATATTGGGGGCGTTTAGTTGAAAACTAGGCGCCCCTAATGTTATTCAGACTTACGCAGCGGTAACAAAAAGAGGGCAAATGACACATACAACATCACTTGAATTGTTGCATGAGAGACTAATTATCAAAGTGGACAGCCTTCACCGGGATATTCAGCGGCGCATAGACAGTTTTGACGATCTTGCCAAACTCGCTGAAAAAGCGAAGGAAATTCACGCGCTGTTAGCGCGGGCCGTATCCGTTAAAGTTCTTGACGAACTTAACGAGGTTGCGTAAACTCCGCTAACAATTATCTCAAGGGATTACGCGGATGGCGTTCACTTTTACTGTCGAAGATGGATCACTCGTCGCGGGCGCCAACAGTTACGTCTCTGTGGCGACTGCTGATGACTACTACGTCATCGATCCCAATTTTTCAGCAACGTGGACTGCGTATACCAATACGCAGAAGGAATATTACTTGGCCTGGGCCACGCGTCTTCTCGACCAGAAGACTAAGTGGAACGGCGACAAGTACACCGAGACGCAGGCGCTCCGCTGGCCTCGCCAGTATGTTAAGGACGCTGACGGCGATCTGATTGCCGTCACCAAAATCCCGCAGCAGTTGCAGCATGCCGTTATGGAATTGGCGAAGTGGTTGGCGACGAACGACCCGACGACCGGGCCTGATACTGACGCCTTGAAGCGCATCGCTGTGGACGTGATCGAAATCGAGTGGCAGGACGGCGCTTTTCAAAGCGACTACCCTTCCCTGATCAACCAACTTCTCTGGCCTCTCGGGCGCTTCGCCACGGGCGGACCTAGTTTCGGACGCATCGTGCGAGGATAATCTTATTGGGTATTTCAGCCGCCAAGATCAGCAGCCTTGTCCTGAAAGCGTTTCAGAAGACAGGTGATCTGCGCACGACCGTTACCTTTCAGCGTCTAACCCCCGGAGCTTACGACCCGTCAACGGGTGCTGTTGCTGTGACGGAAGTTGAATATACCGTGACCAACGCCGTCCTGACGGCTATCTCGGGCATGGAGTTTGAGTGGTTCCCGGCTGACCGTAATACGCAGAAACTATTGATCGCAGCAGAAGACCTTCCCGTGACGCCTACCACGACGGATAACGTCGTCATCGGCGGTACGACGTGGGAAATCACACGCGTCAAAAACGTTCCCGGCGTGTCACTTTATATCCTCTACATCATGGAGCCGTAACATGACGGCAAAGGTGACGGGAACAGACGCATGGCTCGGGCAGTTCGAAAAGGAAATCGAACAGTTTGAGGATAAGTGTGCGAACGAAATGAAGCAGGCGGCGCGCGTTCTTACCGAAGCGCTGTTCTCACGCACGCCGGTATGGTCCGGCGAGTCGGTACGCAACTACGCATGGGGCGTCGGGCGGGCACCCGCAGGCGGTTCCAAGGGACAGATCGGCCCGAAACCGCCACCCCGTCCGACGAGCGATATGCAACTTGGTGAGGAAGACAACCGCCCCGCCAACGAAGCTGCGGCACGCGCCGATATGAACGGGGTCCTGAACACCTACAAGAAGATAGATAAACCGCTGGTGGTAACAAACCTGATCGCGGCGAAAAAGTGGGACCTGATTGACAATGGTAACGCGCCGTTCCCCGGACAGGGGCGTAACCCTGGTGGCGTTTCCAAACTCGCCATCCAGCGCGCCCGCAACACGTTAAGGAATTTCAAATGAACTTCGACGGCGTTCGTGAGGCTATAGAAACGACTTTCAAGACTGAGTTCGGCACGTCGCATCCTACCGTGCCGGTCCAGTACGAGAACGTGCGCTTCCGCCAGCCAACAGGCGGGCCGTGGGTGGATATTCGGATCATTGAGGGCGACTACGTGCGCCAGAACCTCGGCTCGTCTCAGAAGTATCGCGGGTTCGGCGTCATCAATGTAACCTGCCTTGTACCAGAGGAAACCGGCACCGTGTTGATCAACGCGATCACCGACCGGGTGTTCAACATTCTAGCGGATCGCCAGTGGAACGTGGCGGGCGACAGCCTGAACACCTACGGAGCCGAGAAGCGGACTCGTGGTGTCGTCAACGGTTTTTACGCGAAGAACGTCATGGTGGAGTTTCGGTTCGATACGGAGATAGACCGCTGGTGAATTACCGTCGCCTGAAGGCGACGGCTTCTGAGTCAATCTAGGCGGCAACCCGCTCGATTAACGACCCAACGCCCATTCCGGGCGAACGACCAAAGGCCCTTTGATGCACAACCATCGCAGAAGCAACGTCCCGGTCGAGAACACATCCGCAAGAACAGCGGTGCGTGCGCTCGGCCAGCGTTTTCTTCGCGACGGTCCCGCATTCGGGGCACGTCTGGGAGGTTCCTCGCGGATCAACCATCACGACCTCGCCGCCAGCATTCGCAGCTTTGTAGGAGGTCATCGCGGTCAATTGAGCCCACGAGGCGTCATAAACATGCTTCGCCAGCATTCCGCCAGCGAGGCCTTTCGTGTTGAGGTCTTCGAACGCGATGCGTCCGAAGCGATTGACGAGCTTACGGCTTTCTTTGTGCAGAAAGTCGCGACGGGCAGCACCAATGTGCGCCTGAAGCTTCGCGGCAGCGGCCTTGCGCTTGCGGCGGATTTTCGAGCCGCGCTTGCATCTGGCGAGGGCGCGCTGCAAGCGTCGGAGCTTCGCGGCGTTACGCTTCGTGATATTCGGACGGGCGACCGTCTCACCATTCGAGAGGGCGAGAAGCGAGGTAAGGCCAAGATCAACGCCGACGCTATCGGGGCTGGCCCGGTCAACGGCTTCGACCTCGACGTGAAAAATGATGTACCACTTGCCCGCGTTGCGCGAGAGGATCGCCGACGCTGGCTTGCTCGGCAGTTCACGATGCCAGCGGACTTTGATCTCGCCTGGGATGCCGACAAAGCCGAGCTTGCGGTTCTTGCGGATCGTCAGGCCGTCGCCGACGCGGAAGTCGGCAGCGTGGTAGCGGTCACGGGCACGGAAGCGCGGAAAACCCGGCGTTTGACCTCGCTTGCAACGACCGAAGAACGACTTGAACGTCTTGTCGAGCTTGCGAAAAACCTGTTGCTGAGCCGTGGCCGACCAGCGGCCTTGGTTCGGGAGGTCTTTGCGGATCGCAGGCAGCGCCGTGATTTGGTCATTGCAGCGAACGCTGACGCCCTTCTCGTAAGCCTTGATCCGATGCTCAAGGGCACAATTGTAGAGATCGCAGAAGTCGGCGAGCATCTCGGCCAAGAGCGCGGCTTGCGTCTTGTTCGGCTCGATCCGGTATCTGTAGCTCAGTACGGCCACGGTCTACTTGCCCTTCTGGTTTTCGATGTACTTGCGAACGGTCGCCTCGGAAACGTGACCTACGGTGCTTGCGAAGTAGGAACGCGACCACAGCGTAGGGAGACGCGAACGCAGGTGCGGAAACTCTTGACGCAGAAACCGGGACGACGGCCCCTTGAAGCGGTTAACGATCTCAGCAGGCGAACGCGTCGGATCGGCCTCGACGAACAGGTGAACGTGGTCCGGCATCACTTCCATTTCGTGAACGAGAAAGCCGTGCTCGGCGGAAATCTCGTTGAACAACTGCTTGAGCCGCACATCAACGGGCGGAACAAGAACGGGCCTCCGGTACTTTGGACACCACACAAGGTGGTACTTGAGGCTGAACACGGCTCCGGCGTTTTTGGCGTATCTATCTCGCGTCATACCGCATTATATACGCGACGAACAACTAACTGTCAACACCTGGACGAAAGAAAGGGTCGCGCTTCCGCCGCCAGCTAAAGCAGGCGGTCCCCGCGCGACAAAACCTATGGAAGGCCGGAAAAGTCAACCTACGGCTATATAAACGGTTGACAAACAATCTAACGCGTGTTACCAAAATTAACGGTTAACCGCCACCTACAGGAGTTTACGGATGGTCGCCATTAATGGC